ACAGGCGTCTCGCGCACGCAGATGGACAAGCTCGACTTGCTCCACGCTCAGGGAGTGAGAATCGGCGGCAAAGGCGATCCGACTAAGTGGACTAAATCTCTCTTGCCGGAGGGAGTGAAGATCGAGGAGGTTGACTTCAAGGTTGTCGAACTTATCCGGTCGTCGATCAAGGCCGCGCTCGGGCTCACCGACATTGCTTCGATGCGCGAAGTCAAGGGCAATATGAGCGACCAGTCGTTCGACAAGATCATCGAAAACCTTGGCCCCGTGGCGAAGGGCATCGCGGTGAATCAGTGGATTGCGAACTCCAAAGACGCGAACATGCTGAAGTTCAACATCGCGCAGTATTTCACCGTGGACATGATTATGGAAATGATCGGTCCCGAGGGAGTCGAGGTCGAGACCTTTGACAACGATCCGAACACGTTGGTGCCGTCGCATCTTCCGGGCGAGGACGAGAGCAACGCCAGCGCCCACTCGCGGCAGGAGCGGGCGAAGTGGTACTGCGAGAGAATCAGGGTGATTAACACTCCGGCGCAACTTCTGAATGTCACTCACATTCAGGAAAAAATGCTTCAGATGTACGTCGTGCAGCAAAAGCTGCCTGTCGATCTTGAGACGACGATGGAGAAGATCGGCGTGCCCGACTATCAGGTGCGTCACGAAAAGTGGAAGGAAGAGCAATTGGCCGATGCGATTTGGAAAGTCGAGAGCGAAGCCACGGTTGCAAGAAAGACTCAGGAACTTGGCCTCCATCCCCCGGAAGAACAGGGCGGTCCGGGCCAGGGGGCCGGCGGCGGCCGCAAGCCTACGGGCAAGAAGCCGCACACGCCCTCGGCAAAGGGATCGCAGTCTGGGCAGGTCAGGGTTGTGAACAAAACGAGCTAGGAGGCAACATTGGACACCCGCACCGAGATTGAGAAAGAACTTGGAATCGAAGTAGTCAAACGCGAGAAGATCGTCTCTTACCGCGAGACTGTGGCGCTCAGGAACAAGGCCCGCATCCCTGAAGCCATCGCCCACATTCAGAGCATGATTCACCATGGGAAAGTGACAGGCAAGGTCAACGTGAACGTCAACCAGGGCGGCGTCGTAAACGTTCTGACGGAGCAAACGGGGAGAGTGAAGTTGGGGTCGGAACTGGACGATTTGACAGACGAAGTGTTTTGCCTGCAAAAAGAAAAACTTGACATGGAACCGGATACGGCATAAAGTCTGTTTTCAGATTACTGATCGAGAATCCAGTCCCACTCCTTTGGAGATCGGAGACGGCCTCAAAAGCGCAGACAGCTTTTGGGGCTGTTTGCTTTTAGGACCGAAATTCAACCAAAGGAGAATCGATCATGGCACACAAAAAGGGAATGAGCATCAAGGGCGTCAGCGAGCACAAGGGCCGTGGCAAAAAGGTAAAAGGCAAGAAGGGCAAGAGAAAGAAGAGCCACAAGTAGTCACTGACCCTCAATGGCTACGACAATGCCCAATCCGCAAGCCCCGGCTCCGCAACCCGGAGCTGGGGCTGCGCCTCAAGCGAATCCCCTTCAGGAGACTTTGGGGAAGCTCGCTATGCTGCTCAAGCAGATTGCGGCCCAGAACACCTCTGTACAGGAACCCCTCAACAACGCAGTGCAAAACATAGTGCAGGCGATTCAGATGGCTGCGCAGGCCGCTCCAAGTGCGCCGCAGCAGGCATCAGCGCCGATGCAGCAATGAGGAGAAAAGTATGACAGTCGAAGAAATTCTTGCTGATCTTGGAGTCACCGTAGACCCCGCGAAGACCGCTAACGTGGCGAAGTGGAACACGACACTTGCCGCAACCGAATCCGGCGCAGCCCAGAAGCTCGCCGATGCTCAGAAGCAGTTGGCTGATGCGGAATCCCTCCAGCGCGTGATCGATGGCAATATCGCCAAAGCTGGCTTGACCGAAACGAATCTGGCGCAGTTGTCGGCGAACAACGCCGCTCTGACCGCCGCTCTCGCAGCGCGTGACGCGGCCCTTGAATCGCTGAAGAGCAAGGGCTTCACTGATCTCAACATCCCGACGTTCCCCAAGATTGATCCTGCGCCGGCAAAAGACCCCATGAAGGAATTGACGGACAAGCTCATGGGCGGATTCGCGGCGATGGGGCAGACGATGAACGAAGTGAACCGCTATCAGCGCGTGTTCGGTGCGCCGGTCCCGGAAGACCCGGCCACCATTCCCGACCGGGCTCTGGCCGCTGGATTCAAGACGGTGCGCGACTACATGGAGCACACGTACAAGGTTGGCGAGAAGGAGCGGACTGTTGCCTCCGAAGCGGAACAGAAGAAGCTCGACGCTTACGCCGCTACCAAACTCGAAGAGTGGAAGGCCGCGCATCCTGTGACCACGGGGCACCCGGAACTTGGGCCTGGCGTTCCGTCGAACTATCCCAACATCCCCAAGCCTTCGGACGCGGCGGGTGTGCGGGAGATGTCCGGCAAGTCTCCAATGGAGAAGATTCGCATGGCACGCGACCGCGTGAGCAATGAGATCAAAACACGGCTGAACGCCGCGTAAGAAGGAGTGACGCAACATGGGTTTGCCAAACGATCCGAGTTATAACGTCCGAGACGCCGTTTCCCGAGAAATGCTTCGCAAGGGAACGGTCATCGACTGGTTCGGCACGAACTATCCGCTGATGACGCTCTTGCGCGAGGCGGGGATTGTCGATCTCGACTTCCAAGGCACAGGCGTTCGCACTCCGGGTATCTACAACTACACGGACGGTCAAGCGACTCAACCTGGCGCGACCATCAATCCGACGAATCAACAGCGCGTCACCGACACCCTCTACGACATCCGTTTCATGGTGTCTCAGTTGATCGTCGAGCCGACCGAATACAAGCTCTACAACGCCCCCGGCGAGACGCAGGTTGCCGATCAGGAATTGATTGACAACTACTGCATGACGCAGCGTTTGGAGTCGATGGTCGAGATGCAGGCATATCAGCACGGCCAATGGAACTCCGGGTCCGGCGTGTCCGGCGCGTCGTCGGTGGGAGTCAACACCGACCGCCATCTCGCCATGAACGGTTTCGAGGAAATTTTCAACAACGGCGTCGATCCGAGTCCGTTCGGCAACTACTTCAAGCTGACCGGCGGCATCACCCGCAACGGCGTGGTGGGGCAGGCGTACAACTCGACTCCCTACTACTGCGGATCGCTTGCGGGACAGGCCGGCTCGATCAACTACTCGCACTTCCTGCTTGCCAACGCACGCCTCGGCACTCTGGGCGCGAAGGCTCTCTGCGGGTTCACGAGCTTCTACGGCTGGGGCGCGATTGCGCTCGCCTTCCGTCAGCAGGCGGTTGTGCTGCAACTCGAAGTCAAGGAAGGCACGGACTTCGGTTGGCCTTCGGTGGACTTCAACGGCTGCAAGATCCACGCCGATCCTCTGGCTCCGTCAAGCGCGGCATGGCAGACGCTTCCCGGCGGCAACCCCGGAGCCTTCGGAACAACCTCAACGGCGAAGTTCTACGACGGCGTGGGCGGGACGACACAACTGACCCCGTTCCTTACTCCGACGTACCAGTTGAACGGCGTGAACATCAGCGCCGGAACAGCGTCGCCGACCGGCTCGAACATTCCTTCGGCCACGACCATCAACCCCGGCGAAGTCTTGTGGTTCATCGATCCCTATTCGCTGGTGGCGCTCAAGCCGAAGGCGGGGTCGGGGTGGAACATGGACTTTGACGAGAACCGGATTCCGAACAATGTTTCGTCCGCGATCCGGTACTTGCGCTACGCGACAAATATCTTCGGAGACCAGCCGACACATGGGCTGCCGCTCTTCGGATTCAAGGGGGTAGGTCAGTAATATGGCACAGCTTCCAGCGCTACCAATCATCAACGGCATCTACAACGTCTACACGTCTCCCAGCGGGATGCTGTCTGCTATTACTGGGATTCCCTACCTCGGCTTCGTGCTCAGCGAGGGGGATTATGTGGACGTGACCCGCGCCGATCTAGCGTCGGCCGGGGTACAGGTTCCCTACGGCAACAAGCTCTATCCGGGGCGCTACCGTTTTGTGCGCGTCTCGGTGAACGCGACCTACTCGAACTTCGGTTTCGGGTATCCCGTGGGTTACGCCTTGGGCACTTTCATCGACAACGCCGTGATCGCTGCTGCGGGTTCCGGCTACACCATCACCGCAGGCGGCGCATCCAGTGGAACCGTTTCGATCAACTCTTCAGCGGCGGGTGGAACTGCGGCAACCGTGAGTCTCACGCTTTCGGCTGGCGCTCTCAGTTCCGCACAGGTGACCTATGCCGGCGCGAACATGACTTCTGTCCCAACCTTCACGCTGTCGAGCGTGCTGTCTGGCGGGTCCGGCGGATCGCTGGTCGCGGAGCAGTATTCGAGCCCCAACTTCATCTCCTCGTTCGATTCTTCGTCGGAGAACCTGTCTTACGTTCGCGGGGTCGCTCTGACAACCATCACTTCAGCGCAGGTGACGGCAGGCGCCTGGATTTGGATTCAGGAGTTGGGAGACGCCCCGGTATATGTGACTACCGCCAGCGGCACTCCGGCTTCGGGGAACCAAGCGGTCGCCGCCACTGCCGCCGCCGTGACCACCAACTCTTCGATCTCGACTGGCGTTGTTGGTTTCATGGGGTTCACCATCGACAAGCCGGCAGCAACGTCTCTTTGCCGCGTCCGGCTGCAACTGCCGGTCGTACAGGGATAGGAGGGAAGTTGAACACGAGCTATGTGTATCCTTCGGCGCAGGTGGGCGAGTTTCGCAGCGCCATGCTCTACGGCTCCGGGCCTTCGTCCTACTCGACCTCCGGCGATGCGGTCTACAATCCCGGTTCGGGGGAGTACATCAACTTCCCCTCGGACTGCCGCAGCGTCAGCGGAAACTACGACGTGCGGTTTGTGCCGACCACGGTTGGCTTGAACCAGATCAGGGCAGGGGCAGGGGCGAACGGGCCGTCGCAATCGGGTTGGACGGCGCACTGGCTGTTCTCGCCGAACAACTCTTCACAGTACAACCCGGCCAACTTCGCTCCCGTGGGGACACCGTTGTCTCTGGGAACGCTGTCGGCCGCAGGCTCGCAATCGACCTACACTGCGGCTGGCCTGGTGACCGTGGCAACCACGACTCCGCCTCCGCTCGGGTCATTTGTGGTTCTGTCGAACGGCGCTTCGTCCTATGGAATTCAGTTCGACGGCGTGATGGTTTATGTGGCGGCGGTGGTTGCCGGAACCAGCTTCAGCTTCTACTTCGGCCAAGGCAGCGCCAACCACTACACCGTCAACACCGATACGCTCAAGTGGCAGGTTGTGCAGGCCAGCGCGACGAACCAGGTTCAGGCTCAAGCCCTCGCTTCTCAGATCACGGGCGTTCTGGCGACGGCGAACCTGCTCACCATCACGCAGGCCAACTCGCTTCAGGTGGGCCAGTTCGTTTACTTGAACGGTCCCTTCAAGACGGCCAGCGTCTACGCTCTCGGAGCGATTGTGCAGGTTGCTTCGGCTACCTCGACCGGATGGACGGCCAACTGGCAGGGAACGATCATCAATCAGACCTCGAGTGAGACGGCTGTTGCATCGCTGCTTGTGACCAACGGCGGGGCTCCAGTGACGGCTTACCCCTACCAGACTGCTCCGGTTGCGGTCATCACGAACATCACCGGCGTAGCTTCGGCTACCTCGGCGGCGGGGCTTCTGACGCTTTCAGCCGCGCAGATGTATCAGGCGGGATGGATCGTGGTGATGCAAAACATCGGCACCGCCACCGCCGTTGACGGAACGATTGGAACGGTTATCTCAACGACCCTTGGACAGACTTCGTTCAAGGTGAACGGCTGGAACGCGGTAGCTCAAAGCTCCACGGCGGATACCGGGTACGCTGCGGTTTTGGTGACAGGCGTACCGCCTTCGGCGAGCAACGAAGTACCGGCGGGAACGAATTTGAGTGGAGAGACAGTGCAATTCGCGGCTCTCATCAGCAGTTTGTAGGCCGTCATCGCGGGTGGCCTTCTAAGGCGGGGCTTAACGCCTCGCCTTTTTTTACAGGGGGAGCAAGTGCTTTACGACGTAGCATTCGCGCTTACGAGACTGCCGGGAAAGACGGCGCTGGCCCGCGCTCAGACGGCGGTGTATCGCGCGCTCGAAGCGATCTACGATCAAGCTGACTGGTCGTTCCAGAAAGGATTCTCCGGGTGGCTTGCTCCGGGGATCGTGTTCAATCAGGGAACCTACACAACCACTCCCTACTCGAATCTGATTCAGGCGGATGGGACGGCAAGTTCGCTGATTGCGAATTATACCGGTCAGCCTCTTGTCACGCAGTTGCAGTACCGCAACCCCGCATTTGCGATCTACGACATCATTGGGTTGTCATGGAATGGCACCGTGGCCGCTCTGGATATCCTCACGCCGGGTTCCGCTCAGACGAATGGGACGTACACCGTTTCGATCCTTGACACGGGATCTGGTACAGGGGGTACGGCTCAGGTTGTGGTCTCCGGGGGCCAGGCGGTTTCGACAACGATTCTGACGGCGGGATCAAACTACACCGCGCCCTACGTCACGTTTTCGCACGGCGGCACAGCGGCTACGTTCCAAGCGGTTCAGCAGGCCGTGTTGACCCTCGACAGGCCGTGGGCGGAGCCGGGATCGGGGACCGGGCAGCCGTACTACATCTACCAGCACTATTTCGTCGCTCCTGTTCAGGACTGGCGGAAGTGGATTGCGATTCAGGATTTCACGAATGACCAGCCGCTCGACTTCTGGAGCCTGACACGGGCAGACCTCGCAAACATCGACCCGCAGAGGCAGGACCAGTCGATTCCGACCAACGTGGTGCCTGCGGGAATCGATCAGCGCGCCGGAAGCGCAACCTACGGCTGGCAGAGATTTGAGCTCTATCCGTGGCAGGGCAATCTCTGCCCCTACACACTTTCTTACCGCCGCCGGGGGCAACTGCCGAAAGTTCTGAGCGACTGGATGACCATGTACCCTGAGCACCCGATCACGGAAAACATGGTCGAGTTCAAAGCGAAAGAAATTCTGCTTTTGGACAAGGCCGCGGAGATGGAGGAGAAAGTTCCCGGCTCGGGCAGGGGCATGACGCTTTTGGCTGAAGTTGCGAAGAAGCAGTATTACGAATACTTCGGGCAGGTGCTCTCGATCGATCTGAACCTTGATGGAGAGAATCTGACCCACACTCACCAGCCGGGGAAATGGCAGGGTAATCAGAGCTATGCGACGTTGGGTGGTAAGCTGAATCTCGGCAGTTACCCAACGGGCGCGGGGGTGTAGGCGATGGCATCGGCACTGGTCAATATCCGCTCGGCAATGTTCGAGATGAATCAGTCGTTCACGAACCTGTCAGCGACGGTGAGCGGGACGACGGGACAGGAATTTTGCATCGACATGATCTCGCAGAGCGGGGTCTATGCGTGGCAGGTTGTTCCGAACGGGACCATCGTTTCAGTGACGGCGAACCTCATGGGATCGCTGGATGGAGCGAACTGGTTTCAGCTTGACACGATGAGCCAGAACGATACAGCCGGGTACGCGAACGGAATCGCCTACACAGGCTGGAGTTCCACGGCGGGCGAGATGCGGTGGGTCACGGGCAGGCCGTGCCTGTATCTCCGAATTGACCCGATCGCGATTAACGGCGGAGGGACCGTAACAGGTTCCTTCTGTTTCTTCGATCCCAACAGGTAGTACGATTTCACTCAAGGAGCTTTTATGGACAGCGGTCAACAGGGAGTAACTTCAAAGCAGATCGGCGCGAACATTTCTATCTCCCTCGGGGAGTACGGTGAACCGCTGGTCACGGAACTTCAACCTCGTTTTTACGAGCAAACCTATCGCGGGAACGTGTTTACCGTGCAGTTTGCGGCTGCGGCTCTGGCTGCGGCTTCAGGGACTTCATCGGGGAACTTCTCGCTATTCAATCCTCCGACTTCGGGCAAGAATGTCGTGCTTCTTGACTCGACGATGGCGCTGGTTACGTTTTCGGCGGGCACCGCAGGACTTCAGGCGGCGTTACAGCCATACGTCTACACCCCAACCTCGCAAACTGCTCTGACGCCGGTCAATGCCTTCATCGGGGGCACGAGCAAGGCCGCTGCCCAAGCAATCCCCTTGAGCGCCGGAACCCTGGTGGGCGCTTCAACGACTGCAATCAAGCTGGTTGCCGGGTGGTATCTCGATCTTGCCGCAGGAGACGTGGGAGGCTCGATCACTTACAACTTCGACGGAAAAATCATCCTTGCGCCGGGAGCGGGAATTGCGTGGGTTGCAATCGCCACTGTTCCCACGCAGACGGTTTCGCTTGACGTGACTTGGATGGAAATTCCTGTATAGTTCGGAGCGGCGATGTGGCGACGTACTCGTGGCTTACTCAAACCGCAGCGATCGAGGCGCTTCAGGGACGGCTAAAGACTACCGTCTACTGGACCGCCTCGGAGTTGTGGGTGTACCTGACTGAGAGCCTTCGCCACTGGAACGGACTCACCGAGCAGTGGAACCAGCCCTTCAACCTAAATAACGCCCAAAACCAATGGATTAACACCGGAACGGCTGCAAGTTCCCCCCGGCTGCGTTCGGTCACTGACCAGTACCTCTACGGGCAGATGTGCTCGATGCTCTTGGAGCCCCAACTGAGCGGAGGAGCGTGGGCCGGGACCAACCAATTCACCCTCCAGAATCTTCAGGATTGCCTTCAAAAGCGGACGCAGGAAGTCATTCAGGCGACCTCGTGTAATATCGCACAACTTTCTCCCGTCGCCTCGACCCCCGGAACCCGCCGGGCGACCCTGCCGGATACGGTCCTAGAACCGCGCAGGATTCGTTTCCTGGCTCTGATGCTGTCTACCAGCGGCTCGGGGTCTTCGGGCGCGTCCACGGTCAACGTAGGCTCGGCAGCGGGCATTGCAGAGGGGCAGGTTATCACCGGAACGGGGATTCAGGCAGGAACCTTCGTGACTGGCATATCCGGGTTGGCGGTGTCGCTGAGCCTGCCCACTTCGGGCGCGGTATCGGGGATCGTGCAGTTCTATCTTCCAATCACCTTGACCCGAGAGGATGCGCTGGCCTTCCAGTCGTTTGAACCCGAGTATCCGCAGACGGTCGGCTTCCCGCAGGCGTGGGCGATTGCTTCCGAGCCGCCGCTTGCCTTCGATGTTGACCTTGCTCCGACGACGCCGGGAAACTTCGATGTGCTGGCGCTGAACGCTGGACCTACGTTTGCTCCGCCGGCCGCTTCGCTTCTTGGGGTTCCTGATGACTGGAGCCTGGTGCCCATGTACGGAGCCTTGGCGGATGTGTTGGGCATGGAATCCGAAGCGACCGACAGACAGCGGGCGGCGTATTGCCTCGAAAGATACCAGCAGATGCTTGAGATGATGAGGGGATCGAATTGGCTGTTGCAGTCCTTCATCAGCGGCGCGGTTGCAAACTCAACTTCCCTCGCGGAGATGGATGCGCTATCGGTTGGTTGGCAACAGTCGCAATCGAATCTCCCGGCGCTGGTCGAAGCGGGAATCGACTTCATCGCGCCGGTTCCGGGCGCGGGTCAGTTGGTCACACTGCAACTGCTCGGCAACGCTCCGCTGCTCGACTCGACGGATACCTACGTTCAAGTGAGCAGGGATGATTTCGAGGCGGTGTTGAACTACGCTCAGCATTTGAGCTGCTTTAAGCTGGGAGGAAGTGAGTTCGCGGCGACGATGCCGATGCTGAAAGACTTCTACCGCGCCGCGGCTTCAGTGAACAAGAGATGGGCGACGTATGGCGTGTTCGTGCAGATGCTTCGGGAGCAGGGTAGAGCACAAGAGGAAGCGGAGCCGAAAGAGGTGGCGCAGTGAACTATTTCTTCTGGCCGGAATTCGAGGAGGGAAACGATGCCGTGGACGAGTTCGGATGCAACCAAGCACACAAAAAAGGCGAAGTCCGCAAAGCGCAAACGGCAATGGGCGCACGTCGCGGACAGCGTGTTAAAGCGCACCGGGGATGAAGGCTTGGCCGTGCGCGAGGCGAATGGCGTGGTGAAACGTGGCACGCAACTCAGGGGGCACTCGAATGGGATACACCCAAAATCCAAGAGACGCCGTAAGCAGGGAGGAAAACATGGCAGCCAAAAAAGGTAAGAAGGGTCACTGGATTCAGGAAGCGCGAAAGCGCATGGAAGAAAAAGGGACCGTGGGGAAATTTGGGAAGGCCACGGTGAAAAAGGTTGCAGCCGCAAAGAGGAGGGGTGGCGTTGCGAAAAAGGAAGCCGTGTTCGCGGAGAACATGAAGAAGGCGGCTGAGAAGCGCAAGCATCGGGGTACTGCGATGAAGGGTCACGCTTCTTCCAGCCGCAAATCGAAGGGCGCACGGCTCCGCAAAGGAACTGCTCTCAAGAGGTAAGATGGCGCTACGCTTCAGAGCGATCGACCTGACATCACCCATCAACCGGATCGCCGCCGGTTTCGTGGCCGTGTGTCAGAACGTCCGCGCATATTTGGCTGGTGGGTTCGCGCTCCGCAATCCTCTGACGAATCCCATTGAGATTGGGGCACCGACGAGTACCACGCTGACCACGGGAACGGGAACTCAATCGGGATCGGGAACGTCGTGGGGAACACCGGCGGACATCA